TCGATGCAGGCGTTAACATCAAAGACAAAGATGTAAAAGAGGTCATGATTGACATTCGTGATTTTGGCTCATTGATCCAGTGCATGGGTAGACGACGTATCGGCAGAAGAAAAGACAATGGCGCATACTCAGAGAAGATTGATGTCTACGTTCGTGCGAGAACCAATGAACAATTAGGCGGTATGATCACACAAATCAAGAAAAATATCACGCCTGCACAGTTCCTTGACTTCAATGGAGAAGATGAATTTTACAGAGAATATCCAAGATTCAACGCAAATGTAGACAAGAGCGGAATCATTTATACTGATAAAAAGGATAATTGCCTAAAGGTCAATGAACTGATGCTTAAGAAAAAAGAAAGCGATATTGAACTCTACAATAAGATGATAAATCTCAATGATTATGGATACTGCGCATATCTTGCTGATAAGTTCGAGAGAACGCACAAATATGACAGATTAGGCAACATAATCAAATGGAAGTATGAGATTTACGAACCAGAGTACATTAATATCATGTTTACTTTGGAAAGGTATGCAAATGATAAAACAGAATTTTGCGATAAGTCCCAGAAAGATGAACTTGTGCAGGAATTGGCTATACGCAAAGATAGACGAATTGTTAAAACTGCAAAGACGATAAATGAACGATTATTGCAGATGGGGATACCTTATAAGATAAATGAGAAAAGAACAAAACGAAAAATTGATGGTCGTAGTAAGGACGTTAGATTGTGGACGATAGTTAGAGTGAGAATATAAAATCGTCGTTTTTTGTTAATATTACTGGACTTTTTGCCATTTTGCGTACGAAATTGTTACGATGCTTCTATATAGGGTCGTAACGAAAACGTACGCAAAATGACACAAAACCCTTATAAATGCTAGGGAAAACGACGATTCTTAAAAAGAAAAAGTAATCTTCCACATGAGGAATTTGCGCTCGTCGCAAATTACAGGAAGCGAAAATAAGCGAAGCGTTTTTTGCGTGTTTAGTATGATAATAGGCATCCATACTGACATATATTTTGTGTGGGTCGAATGACCTACAACAAAATGTGTGTCGGATGGTGCCAGATAAGTTGTGAATGTAAAGGTTTCCTCATCATGTTGGGGACAAGCCCCAAACCCCATGTAGCGCGATATCCTTTGATCGCTAACGCTCACAAAGCACATCACTTCCGCCCACTACAACCTACGGTTGCGTGGTCGATCAATACAGAACAATCAAAATCAAACAGGAAAGGAGAAACAAATGGCAAAGAATAAAGATAAAACATTGCTACAGAAGATGCAGGAAATCTGCCCATATCATATTGCTAAGTATGTGCAGTGGTA